GCTAATTGCCCGAAACTAGGCGGTCTGCTGCCTAGTCTGTTGCAAGTGGCAACCAAACAAACAAACGGAGTATTAACTTATGTTATGCTATGATTGTGGAGCCTCTGAAGGTACTTTATTAAAAGAATTTGAAGAGGAACCAGAAAAAAGCTACAGCTATGCAGACTTGATGAGAATGACTGAAGTTTGCGCCAGCTGCGGTTCTGAAAATATAAAAACAAACTAACAACGAACGGAGTAAACATGTACTTAGACGAAGTAGAAATAAAAATACTTAGTAATGACTATGACCGCAAAGGTAAGCCATTTACTATCACAAGCCATGAATTTAATTTTAAAGATGGCGTTAAAGCTAAAGACCTATCTAGGTTCTTAGAGGATAGTGCGGACTCTTTAGGTTATAGGGCACAAGGCAAAGTCTCAGTTAAAATTGAGATTGATAGCAGAGACCAGTAACACTGAAGAGCCTTTAATAGGCGAAACTAGGGTTGACTTTCAATCCTAGTCTGTTACAAATAACCTTAAGACTTGACGGCGATTTGTAAACAACAAACAATAGGAGTGTGATATATGCTAGACTGGAAACAACGCAGCGTCTTAGTTGACAATGAAAAGACTAGACGGCGTTTTTTATCTGATGAAGAGTTCAAATTTGATTGCTCTATATCAGACAAACTTATGGGTCATTGGTACTTAGGCCGTTGCGATTATGAGGCAGCAGGCGTAAGTAAAGAAGACTTCCATAAGTATAGACTAAACAGAGATAAACTTTTAGACTATCACCAATTTACATTTTCTTATGTAAACTGTGATAATCAAAATAGTTTTGAAAAGTTTAATAGACTTTGTCAAAAATATAATATAACTGACATTGAGTGGATGCCTAAAACTAAACGAGAGAGTGACGGTTACAGCAGAGGAGCGTTGCAACAAATGATACTTAAATTTGTTTATGAAAATGACAAATTAAAGAAAAAACCTTTGTTAGCTAAACTACGTGAAACTTACCCTGATGTAAAACCTATAAGTTTAAACATACAATTAAACAATTTGTTAAAACATAGGGCTCTTGAAATAGACACAAAATACAAAACCAAACCGCTAGTAATAGAAGGTGCCTACTTTAAAAGTTGGTATTCAACTAAATGATTGAATTATTTTTGTCTATACCTAAAGACCTGCAAGTGTTAATACTTGCGGGTCTAGTGTTTTATGTGTATTTAACTATAACAGAGGAGCGTAACAAATGACATGGAAAAAGAAATATCAAATTATCAGGTTTTTACAACGCACATTCAGTTTAGAAGACCACGATAATTTAACACCTAATCAGGTAGCGCATAGGTCAGCTATTTTAATTGAGCGTATTATTGAAGGTAAAGAGACACCTAAAGTAAACCTTGAAAAAGAACTTATGCTATCTTTAAGAATACCTGACTAAGGTACCCTTAGTAGATACTAACAACATTAACCCAACAATTATAAAGGAGTTAACATTGGCTAAATTAATAGAGAGCATGCCAACTTACAATGATGAGCTGGCGCACGAAAAAGAGATGGCTGAACTTGGTAAAAATAGAACTAACAAAAGGCTTGTCTCACATGTAGAACGAGAAGAAGAGAGTGTCACCAGTTACGGTAAAGTTATGGTGGCCAACACTATCAGACCTTTGGCAATGGCTATTGCTGAATGGATTGAAGATACGTCTAAAAAGACTATAGGTAAACCTCCTATTGCTTTTGTCAAACTTTGCGAAGTGGAGCCTGAAGTATTGGCTTTGATTACTGGTAAGCATATTATTAATACGATTACTCAGTATAAACCACTTACTGCAACCTGTATCTCACTTGGTGGTAAAGTTGAAACTGAAATATCATTAAAGAATTTCAAAAATTTAAACCCTGAACTTTATCAAACTGTTAAAGCTGACTTGGATAAACGTTCTTTTAACTACACTTATAAAAGACGTAAGTTAAGAGAGAGTGCTAAACGTGATGAAGTGATGAGCTGGGAGGAGTGGACTACACCAACTAAACTTCATGTCGGTATTAGACTTGTTGAACTTATGATTTATGCAACAGGTTTAATTGAGATAGGAACTGAAACTGTCAAACATAAAAAAGCTAAAATAATAAAACAAACAGATAAGACTAGAGAGTGGATTAAAAACAGGAATGGTTTTAATGAGTTATTAAACCCAGAGTATCTACCCACAGTAATGCCGCCAAAGGCGTGGTCAACTGTAGTTGGCGGTGGGTATTGGACTAAAGAGTTACCTGAGTTAGACTTAGTTAAACAAAAGAATAAACTGTTTAAAAAAGAACTTGAGAACTTTGACATGCCTGAAGTTTATGCTGCTGTGAATACCATGCAGAATACACCGTATAAGATAAACAAGTTTGTTTTAAAAGTTATGCAGGAAGCTTGGGACAAAGGTTTGGCCATTGGTGGTATGCCACCTAATGTTAACTATGACATACCAAACAAACCACACGACATTGAGACAAACGCAGAGAGCCGTAAAGACTGGAAAAGAAAAGCTGTAATGGTTCACACTGAAAATGCTAGGATGTTTTCTAAAAGATTACTCTATGCTAAAATTATGTGGCTTGCAGAAAAATTTAAAGATTATCAAACTTTATATTTTCCATTGCAATTAGATTTTAGAGGCAGAGCATATTGTGTACCTGCTTTTCTAAATTATCAAAGTATTACAGGTGCTAAGGCTTTATTGTCGTTTTCCAGAGGAAAAGAAATCACAAAAGAAAACAAAGGTGATTACTGGCTGGCTATTCATGGAGCCAACATGTTTGGACAAGATAAAATATCTTTAGAAGAGCGTGTTGAGTGGGTAAAAAACAATGAAGATATGATAATCAAATGTGCTGAAGACCCATTTACGAATAGACAATGGGAAGACGCATCAAATGGCTATCAATTTTTAGCGTTCTGTGATGAGTGGGCTAAGTTTAAAAAAGAAGGCTATGGCTTTGTGTCTCACATACCAGTGAGTGTTGATGGTTCATGTAATGGACTTCAAGTTTACTCATTGATGTTAAGAGATAGTAAAGCTGGTAAGCTTGTTAACTTATTACCTACAGATAAACCGCAAGACATTTATCAATTAGTTGCTGATGCTGTAATTGAAAAACTAAAAGTTGATGCTGCGGAAAACAAACCGTATGCACAACTATGGTTGGACTATGGTATCAAACGTTCAACAACAAAGCGTAGTATTATGACTATCTGTTATGGTTCAACTAGATATTCATGCACAGACTTTGTGATTGAAGATTTAACTAAAAGAAAAGACAAAGGTGAAAACCATCCATTTATTGACGACCTGTTTAGGCCTGCAAGTTACCTTGCTGGTGTAATCTGGGACAGTATTGGTGACAACCTTGCTTCAGCTAGAATTGGAATGGACTACTTACAAACCATTGCAAGAGTTGTTGCAAGAGAGCAACTTCCAATACATTGGATAACACCTGTTGGCTTCCCTGTTTATCAATCTTACCCTGAGATGAAATCTAAAAGAGTTAAGGCTATGTTAATGGGTGAAGTTATTAAACCAAGAATTAACACTGAGACTGACTTAACTGATAAGTTAAGAATGGGTAACGGTGTTGCACCAAACCTTGTTCACAGTGTTGACAGTGCTGCTATGATGAAGACTGTTAATATTGCACACAAAAATGGTATTCAAAACTTTTGTAATGTACATGATAGTTTTGGAACCACTGCTGGTGATGTTGAAGTTTTAAACCAGTCGTTGAGAGAAGCATTTGTAACTATGTTTTCTGAAAATGATATTTTAGAAAATTTTAGGAATGATGTTTTAAAACAACTACCTGTTGAACTTCATAAAAAAATACCTGAGGCACCTAGTAAAGGTAACTTAGATATAAACCAACTACGGGAAAGCAAATTCTTCTTTGCGTAAGGTTCCCATAGTAGAATAAAAAACCATAAAGGAGAAAAAATGGCAAAAAATATGTATGCCAAAATTGTTAGTCCAGAAGGCGTGTCTAAATACGCATGGCTAACAAAACCTGACACTAAGTTTGACAAAGACGGACATTTCAAAGTTAATCTTGTCGTTAGTGCAGAAGAGGCTCAGCCATTAATCCAACAGATTGATGCTGAGATGAAAAAAAGTGCTGAGATAGCTAAAGAGAAAAATAAAAAAGCTGTCAAAATGGCAAACCCACCGTATGAAACAGAGACTGATGACACTGGTGCAGAAACTGGTAACATTGAGTTTAAGTTTAAACGTAAGGCACAAATCATAGCATCAGATGGTAAAGTTATACCTTTTAAGGTAGCTATCTTTGATAGTTCTGGAACACCTATGACTGATACTAATGTTTGGTCGGGTAGTAAAATGAAAGTCAGTGCGGAATTAGTACACTGGTACACCGCAATGGCAGGTGCTGGCGTGTCTCTTAGATTAAGAGCAGTACAAATAACTGAACTTGTTGAAGGCGGTTCAGACAATGCGTCTGGATATGGCTTTGATAAAGTTGATAATGGTTATGTAGCACCAGAAAAGGTAAAAGAGGATGTGGCAGCAAAGACTGAAGAGAGCCAAGAAGCTGACTTCTAAACAAGTTGGACTTAGATATGGTTTTCGTTCTGGACTTGAAGAACAAGTTGCTACAGAATTGAGAAACAAAAGTGTTATGTATGAGTTTGAAAAGACTAAACTAAAATATGTTAAGCCTCAAAAGGCTCATACATACACACCTGATTTTTATTTACCAAAACAAAATATTTATATTGAAACTAAAGGTTTGTTTACTACACAAGACAGACAAAAAATGCGTCTTGTAAAAGAACAACATCCAGAATTAGATATTAGATTTGTATTTAGTAATTCAAATTCAAGAATTACAAAGAAATCAAAAACAACTTATGCAATGTGGTGTGAGAAGTATGGTTTTAAATATGCTGACAAGCATATACCTAAGGAGTGGATATGAGTAACTTAAGAAAAGATACTAAGTATATTGTCATTCATTCATCTGACACACATCCAAAACAAAATATACAAGTTAAAGATTTAGAAGTACAACACAGAAAAGAAGGTTTATTTTCATGTGCATTTCACAAAGTTATAACTAGAAATGGTGAAGTGCAAGATGGAAGAGATATTCAGATAGCTGGCGCACACATAGAAACTACAGCTAAGCTATCTAACAAAAATTCCATTGGTGTCTGCTTAATTGGTGGACTGACACCAGAGGGACAACCTGATTGTAATTTTACTTTCAAACAGTATGAGAGTTTAGTTAAGCTCATAGATGTTTTAAAAGCCAATTACAAAAAGGTTGAAGTTGTTGGTCACAGAGATGTGACTAGCTCCAAAGCTCCGCATTTCAATGTTAAAGAATTGCTGAGCTAGTTTGTTTGTTAAGCTCTGGGTGTAAAAACCCAGAGTGAAACACTCAAAATATTTTAGGAAAAAAATTTATGCAAGAAACACAAAGTAACTTTTTATATCATACACACTGTGAAGAGTGCGGCTCTAGTGATGCCAACTCTGTCTATGATGATGGACATACTTTTTGTTTCTCATGTAACACAATCAAAAAAGGAGTAGATGATTTGAAACCACAACAAACAAACGAAGTAGAAGATGTTAAATTTATTTCAGGTGACGTAAAAGAATTAGCTAAAAGAAAAATAGATTTAAGAACTACACAAAAGTTTAATTATCAAATTGGTAGTTGGTTTGGCAGACCTTGTCAGATTGCAAACTACTACAACAAAGATAAACAATTAGTTGCACAGAAATTAAGATACCCAGATAAAACTTTTCAGTGGTTGGGTGATGCAAAGCAATCAACATTGTTTGGTCAACACTTATGGGCTGACAAAGGTAAGATGCTTATTGTTACTGAAGGTGAGATAGATTGTTTATCTGTATCTAAAATTCAAGACAACAAATTCCCAGTAGTGAGTATAAAGTCAGGAGCACAAGGAGCTAAAAAAGATATTCAAAAAGAAATAGAATGGCTTGAAGGTTTTGAGTCTGTTATATTTATGTTTGACCAAGATGAGTATGGACAAAAAGCAGCTGTTGAATGTGCTAAATTATTATCACCTAACAAAGCAAAGATATGTACGTTACCATTAAAAGATGCTAACGAAATGTTATTACAAAACAGAACCAGAGAATTACTTAATTGTATGTGGGCAAGTAAACCATACAGACCTGATGGAATAGTTTTAGGTAGTGATTTATGGAATGAAATACAAACAGAAGATAACTATGTTAGTGTTGATTATCCATTTGAATGTTTAAATAAAAAAACTCATGGACTTAGAAAAGGTGAGTTAGTTACTATTACTGCTGGTAGTGGTGTAGGTAAATCAAGTTTTTGCAGACACGTAGCATTGCATTTATTGCAGAAGGATTATTCAGTAGGCTACATTGCATTAGAAGAGAGCGTGAAAAGAAGTGCACTCGGTATCATGGGCGTTCAAGTTAAAAAGCCTTTACATCTTACGAGAGAAGGAATTAGTAATGAAGAACTTGAACGTACCTTTAAAGATACAATAGGCAATGGTAAGTTTTATTTATATAATCACTTTGGTTCTACTGTTGCTGACAACTTATTATCTAAAATAAGATACTTAGCAAAAGCATGCAGCGTTGACTTTGTTATACTAGACCATTTACACATGGCGTTGTCTGCTATTGGTGATGAAACTACAAATGATGAGAGAAAACTTATTGATTATTTTGTCTCTAAATTAAGAACGCTGGTTGAAGAGACTGGCATTGGTTTAATACTTGTATCACATTTAAAAAGACCTGAAGGTAACAAAGGTTATGAAGATGGTGTAGCAGTATCAATGGATAGTCTTAGAGGCTCTGCTTCTATTGGTCAATTATCTGATATGATTTTAGCATTATCAAGAGACTTACAATCTTCAGAAAATATTTCTCAAGTAAATATACTTAAGAATAGATTTAGTGGTGAAACAGGTAAGGCTTGTAGTTTACAATATGATTTAGCTACTGGATGTTTGAATGAAATTCAATCAGAGGTGGCTAATGAGTTTTAATGATGTTGAACAAGAAGTTGTAAGTTGGACTGAATATCTTATGGGACATTTATTGAAAGCAAAACACAGGCCAGATGAAGACATCACTGTGTTGGTTCCAAATGAAACTGTAAAAGATATGATGGATAAAGCAATTTCAGAATTGTGCACACAATCAACAGAAGCTTGGCAGCTTATAACAAAAATACAAACGGTACATTAATATGAAAATTCCAGACTTAAAAGTTAAAATGCCATTTAAAATAATATGGTGGAAGGACATAAATTCAGACGCTGCATGGCAGCCTATGGACACAGCTAAAAAAAGTCAGCCAACTATTTGTGTATCAACTGGATGGTTATTATTAAAAAATAAAAGTGTAACTATTATTTGTTCTGATTTTAATTATGATGAAGATGATAATGCAACTATATCTGATGTTGGTAACGTAACAACAATACCAACTTGCAATATACTTTCAATGAAGGATGTAAAAATATGAGATACTGTTTTGATATAGAGAGTAACGGATTTGTAGATACAGCAAATAAAATACATTGCATTGTATTAAAAGATATAGATACTGGTGAAGTATTTAAACTTCCAAACTATCAATCGTTACTTAAACTAGAAGCAGCTGAATTAGTTATAGGTCACAACATAATTAAATTTGATATACCTTTAATTGAAAAATTATATCCTACATTTATGTTAAGAGCAAAAGTATTTGATACATTAGTTGCTGCTAGATTATTATACCCTGATGTAACTGAACAAGATTTTAAAAGAAAAGATTTTCCAAAAGATTGTATTGGAAGACACAGTTTAAAAGCATGGGGTAATAGAATAGGCGAATACAAAGCTGAGTTTGAGTCTGACTTTAATAATTTTACACCAGAGATGTTAGAATACTGTGTGCAAGATGTTGAAGTAACACACAAACTGTATAACTTAATACAGAAAAAAGGTTACTCTGAAGAGAGTATGCAGTTAGAGCATGATGTGGCTGAACTTATTTATAGACAAGAAGTTTATGGATTTAAATTTAACACACAAGCTGCACAAGAATTATATTCTAAATTAAATGCTAGAAGATTAGAACTTGAAGATGAATTACAAAAAGTATTTCCACCTGAAACAGTCAAGACACCTTTTATTCCTAAAGTAAATAACAAAGCAAAAGGATATGTTAAAGGTGAAGTGTTTTATAAACAGAAAGTTGTTGTCTTTAATCCTTCAAGTAGA